AGACTTTGCGCCGTTACACGCACCTCAAGCCCAAGGACGTTATTACCCGGCTGGAAGAATTCGCGGCTGGCGCATAGATCATTTCCGCAGCGCCACGAAAATGATGAAGCCCGCGAAGGCGAGCCTTGCGGGCTTGTTGTTTGGCGCCGGACGCTTTCAATCCAGCAGTTTGTGCCGCCTGATACCCCGTCAGACACTCGCTTAGGCTTTCGCCAGTGCTGGGACTCGAACCCACTCCTTCACCAGATCTCGGCCAACGAGCGGGAATCGAACCCGCCTGAATCTTTATTTTAGCTGCGGATTGGCTGGCGTGGTAGCGGCTGGCTGGTGGCGTGATATTTCGGCGGTGATTGGCCTGCGCTTGACGCTGATATTTATTGACAATTTTTCCTTGTTGATATACGATATTGGCCAGGTCAACAGGAGAATTAAATGCCAATCAAGCCGGAGAACAAGGCGCGCTATCCGTCAGACTGGAAAGCGATTCGTGAAGCCATTTTGGAGCGCGCCGGCCACTGCTGCGAGCAATGCAAGGCCAAGAACCGCACGCGTATTGCCAGAGGCGCAGGCAGCGACGTGGACACCTACATGACAGACGATGCCGATGTTTACTGCGCTGACAGTGGGCAGTATCTGGGTCGGTGTCGCATGGACAGTTACGAGGTACTGCGCATGACGGATATTGTTTTGACTATCGCGCACCTCGACCACACGCCGGAGAATTGCGGGCCTGAGAATTTGAAGGCGCTTTGCCAGCGCTGCCACCTGCGTTACGACGCGAAGCTGCACTCTGAAAACGCGCAAATCACGCGCCGCTCACGGCTTGCAATTGGCGATCTGTTTGAGGCCACTCATGCCAGCCAAGCCACCTAAGCGCATAGGCCGCCCACCATCATCGCTACCCACAAAGCCCGCAATGCTGCGCCTGACTGAGCCCCAGCACCGCAAGTATTTGGAGCTTGGCGGGGCAAGGTGGATCAAGCGGCTTATCAACGAAGCAATCGAACAACTCACAAAGAAGGGGAAATGACATGACAGAGGTAACAGTTGCGATGCCGCTGCACCTGACGCACGAATTGATTCAGGCGGTGAAGAACAATGACCTGACGAAGTGCGACGACCGGGATGAAATGAACATGCGCATCGGCTGGCTGATCTGCGCCTACGATGTGATGGTGGATGCAAGATTGCAGGCGGATAACGCAATTTATAGAGCAGATCGCTCTATAACACCAAAGGGGGAATGATGGACGACAACACAATCAGAGCGGCATTTGAGCGCTGGTACGAACTCGAATTCGCAATGACACCCGGGCGGAACAAGGGGGTGTACGCATCGTCTTGTGCTCAATCAGCATGGGAGGCTTGGCAGGCTTGCGCAGCCATTGCGCCCGCAGTACCGCCAGGGTGGCAGGCGATTGAGACGGCGCCGCGCACCGGCAGAGAATCACTCTTTTACACAGAAGAGCTGGGTCTAGTTGTTATGTATTGGGATGGGTTCGAGGGGCAGTGGGCCACCGGCTTTGATGAGTGCGATGTCCCGACGCCTACCCACTGGCAGCCACTACCCCAGCCACCCCAAGGAGATCCGCAATGAGCGACCGTGAACTTTTGGAGATGGCGGCCTTGGCTGCGGGGTACGAGGGCACTGTGACGGAGTATGCGAATGGGCATGTCGAAATGGGGCTGCGCAACCACTTCAACCCCCATGGCGGAAATGTGTGGCTACCACTCATAGACGATGGCGACGAAGCCCGCCTAGAGGCCACATTGGGGTTAAGCGTCAACTGGTATCCTGCGATGGTGCTAGTTGGCCCGGCTGTGCGCGGCATCAACGCAGGCACCGCTCACGCCGAATATTTCGACAAGCACAACGGCGACAAGCAGGCCGCGCGGAGATTAGCCGGGGTTCGCGCTGCCGCAGCCATCGGCAAGGCCATCAAGGCTTAACCGGCACCACCCAGGCTACAGGGTTGCCCCTGCCGCCGCTCCTGAATCGTAGCCTCGCCAAACCACTTGCGCGGGTTGCCGCAGGCGTAGCAGCTACACCGCGCCGGCGTGTGCACGGTCTTGCCAAGCTGCACCGGGCTGGCAGAAGCGTTACCACCGTGGTAGCTTTTGCGCTTGGCCTTGAGTCGGGCGGCGTGGTGGCGGCGTTGGGCGATCATTTGGATATGGCGTGCACGTAGTCTTGAAGCCCTAAGACTTTGAGCGCCAGGCGATCAGCCTCTTCGCCCAATCCTGTAACAACAACCGCGCACTCTCCGAGTAGCTCCCGTTCGACGCTTCCGGCTCCATGATTTCCGCTGGCGGTGGCGGGATCACCGGGGGTAATGTCGTAGAGGGTGGCGCGGAAGTCGCGCAGCCCATCAGCAGCGCGCAAAGCATCAGCGGCCCTGCGGCGTTTTTCCAATTGAAGATCATCGTTCGCCTTTCTGAGTTTGTCGGCAGTCGCCTGTTCCTCGATGCGCGCATCCTCCGAGGCTTTCAGAGTCGCCTGCGCCTGCATGGTAATCGCAGCATCCCACTTTTGCTGTACTGAGGCGCTTCCCGAACGGTACGTCCACGTATGTGTGACGGACAGCGCAGCGACAATCCCCGCCGCAATCAGGGCCTTCGGCGTCATCAGTTTGAGTAGTAGTGTCCACATCTTGCCTCCGTTATTTGATGCCGTTGTGTTCGAGGGAGTAGTGATTTCCGTCGTTGAAACGGCGTAATATATTTTTCATTCAGAACTCCCTATGGTAGAATGGTATTCATCACATAACTAATGGCATATCATGACTCCATCATGCACCCACTGCTCCCAGCCCATACTTAGGCCGGTTAGCCCAAAGACAAAACACCCCTTTTGCGGATCAGCCTGTTACGGGGAGTGGCAGCAGGGCAGAAAGTTTGCCGAGCAAGGCAAGCCGTCGAGAGAGAAATTAACTTGCTCTGTTGACGGCTGTACCGGTCAGCACTTCGGGAAGGGGTATTGCCGGCCCCATTACTTAAAACTTGCATACACACCTCCAAAGAAGCCCACAGCCTTCACGACTTCAAAGCCTCACACTTGCATTCAGTGTGGGACGGAATTTATCGCTCACCACGAGAGCCCAAAATACTGCTCAATAAAATGCTCGGCGGCCCACAAAAAAAAGCCCTACATAGTAAAAAAGGGATACAAGAAACTGCTCATCCATTCCCATCCAAGGGCCGACCAAAAAGGATATGTCTTTGAGCACATAGTTGTTGCCGAGGCCGTGATCGGGCGGCCCATCAAAGAGCCCGAAGAGGTCCATCACAGGGACATGAACAGGCTAAACAACTCACCGGACAATCTTGTTGTCTGCGCCGACCATGCGGATCACATGAAATATCACGCAACGCCATTGTGAGAAATTGAGTAATGATTCCCATCTGGGCTGGAAAAACGACCACCCCATTTGCAAAGCGGATCAAGCGACTCCCAATACTCGCCAAGCGGCTTATGGTCTTCGGTGCCGGTCAGAAACTGGCCGTCCTTGAACAGGTTGAAGTCCACAGCCAGGCGCTGCTTGTGATTGCTCGATGAATGGCTGTAGCCCAGCTTGACACCCATGGCGCCATTTGTGCGTGGGTCGCGGTAGGCGTCCCCAAAGGTCAATTCATACCCCTGCGCGTAGGCATGGGCGATCAGCTTTGCAATCAGGCTGGTGAACAGTCGTTGCTTTTGTCCGAGCGTCATGGCAGCTTCCAGTATTCAGCCCAGTGCCACCACATTGCAAAAATGATAGGGTTCATAAATAGTCTTTCGGGCAAGTGACGCAACGGCGCCGGTCAATGACGACGAATAGCGCCGAACCGATGTTGAAAAGCGTTTGCGGCCAGTCACTCAAGGCAATGGCGTAAAACGGGGCTACGATCATCGAAAACGCGCCGGCTGTGATCACGATCCATGCGATCCTGATTCCGTGGTGCGTGCATCGGTCCATTTTGTTGAGTGCAAAAAAGACGCCGTAAAACAGCACAACGAGGGCGCAAGCTAAATTGAGGTAGCTCATGACGCACCCCCGCTCTTGATGACGCTGGTCGCGCGACTCACCAGCGCCGGAAACAGCAACTGGCTTGTCATGCCCAACAATCCCGCAATCGGGATGCGCAGCGGATCGGAAGAGACGGCCAGCCATGGCATGAGGTGCCAGAGCGCCGCCGCGCCCATGGGCGACAGCAGGCCCGCGCACAACGTGGACAGCAGCATTCCAGACGCGAGTTTGAGCAGCTTGGACTCACTCTGAAATGACAGTGCAGACAAGGTGCCGACGAAGCCGATCAGCAGGGCGTCAAAGTGGATGCCCAATATCGACCCGGTTAGCGTTATTGCGCCCGCCGCAATCGCTGCGGCTGTGGCGGTGGAGGTCGGCTCGCTCACGGCACAAAGACAGGCGTGATCTGCACGACAGGCGTAATCACTGTGGGCTGATTGACGACAACCGGGACAAGCGGCGTAGGCGTGTTGACCACGACAGGAGCCGGGGTGTAAACGTCGTGGCGGTCCGTGTTCGTGATCGTGGGCGCTGCCTGGATCAGACCGGCGATGCCTGAAAATGTGCTGTTGGTGCTTTGCGCCGTGGCGGCCGCGTTGTTGCTTTGCGTGACGGTGGACAAATACTGGTAGCGCATACCCATCACCTGCGTCAGGCCAGGTACCAACACTTGCGCCCACTGCAATACGCTGTTCGGTGCAGGTGCCTGCAATTGCGCGTTGCCTGCGCCCATCGCCAGGGCCATCACCGCCGCTACTTTGGCCGATGAGTCGCCCGATGCGGCAATGTCGGACAGGGCTTTGCTGCGGGCCACGCTTGAGGCTTCGGCTGATTTTGCGTACTGGGAATATTCCGTGTTGGCGCAGCCGGTCAGGGCCAGTGCGGCGAAGATGAGGGTAAGGAGGATTTTCATGAGGTTTCCTTGGTTTGTGGATAAAGGTGCCGCTGCCCGTGCCACGATTGTTCGCAGTGGTCGCGGTCCAGGAATAAAAGGAAGAAAAACAGGTCAATGCAGGTGCTGCTGACAAAGCCATGCCAATGCCCTTCGACCCGCTGATTCCAGGCCGCAGAGCTTGCGTATTCACCATCCCTTGAGCCCCCGAGAGTCAGGGCGCTAAACAAGAAAGCATCGAGCGCCTTGGTGAGATTGAAGAGCCTGCGCCAAACCTCGACGACAAAGGCTTTCACAGCGGCCACTCCAGTGCCGGAAGCATCGGCTCCAAGTCGGCATAGCCGGTCGGCATCGGCGCCGTGCCTGCAAGGACCGCGCCCATGTGGGTGTAGAGTGTGGCCCAGGTCGCATCACGTGCGTTAACTGCGGCCTGCCCCTCGGTGGCAAACTGCGACACACTCGAAGTCGCGTAAGTACATGCACTCAGAATGCTGTCGTAGTTGCGCGTCTGCGCGAAGGTATCGAGCCGGGCCTGGGTGGCGGAGACAATAGCCGCTTGGATTTGTGCGACTGTCGGCACAGGCGCGGACCCACCTTCAATCCACTGCGAACCGTCCCACTTGGGCCAGTAGAAGCCTTCTGGGCACGCTGTGGCGATCAAGTCGGGCGGGATCGGGTGGCCGGCAAACGCGGGGATGGGCGCGGTGATCCACAGCAGACTGCCCTGCGCATCGGTCTGTTGCACCGGCAAGACTTCGGGGATAGCCGGGACTTCCGCCACGGCCAGCACCTCGGGCGCGGGTGGTGTGATCCACACAGGGGCATCGTTGGCGTCCGTGGCGGGCAGTCCACCGACGTACATCTGCTCACCCTCTGTGGCGTCTTGAGCGGTGACGGCTGGTATAGCCGTCACGGCTGGACTGCCCTCAGTCATGAGCGGTACGCCGGGTGTGGCGTCATACGCGCCATCGTCCCAGAATTCATCAGCAAGGAATAGGCCGGTGGCGTCGATTTTGCGGAGAAAATGTTTCATTTTTTAGACCCTGAAAGAGATGCCGTCGAGGCTTGTGAGCGAGGAGGCAGAAGGAGAAACGACACCTGTGGCGTAAACCGCGACGAGCGGCCCAAGCCCGTCAAACAAATGATCTTTGGCGGGCCGATACCCAGCAGGAAGCGTGAATGCCGCAGCACCAGCCGAGCCGCTGTTAATCTGCCCCCTCAGATGAACCATGCCGAATGCGTCTTTCCAGTAGCCCGCAGCCGTGCTGGCAGCACCGTTATTCACCCAGCTATTCGTGAGCGTCGGCGCAATGACGGCCTCTACGGCGATCCCGCCCGTGGCCGTGAGGACGCCGGTAACGGTCTGTGTGCCGGGGATGGTGACTGCGCCTGTGGTGGCTACAGTTATGGCTTTGTTGTTGTTTGCATAAATACCGAGTTCGTGGTTTGTGGATGTGCCTACATACCCACCACTAAAAGCATCAACCGCTGCTAGGATAGTGATGATTCCACTAGTGCTTGTAGCACGGCAATCTGGGTTTCCAGAGCCTGTGGCATTTACTGCGCTAGCTCCACCACTGGCCGTAATACCCCCACTCGCCGTCAGCGTCGTCACCGTAGTAGCACCCCCGGTAATCTCCCCCGTCGCCCCGCGCATGACCAGTGTGTTTGCTGTCGCTGCTGTGGCTACGCCTGTACCTGTCGCCGCGCCTGTAATCGCTGGCGTGGTGATCGCCGGGCTGGTCATCGTCTGCACACCGGTGAAGGTGTTGGCAGCGTCTGTACGGGCTATGTTTGCATCGCTCACGGCCGTATTGAGTTGGGCCAGCGTAAAACTGCCCAGCACTGCGGCATTGCCTGTGCTTGTGACGTGGCCGGTGAGGTTGGCGTTTGTCGTGACGTTTCCAGCGGTCAGGCTTGCGGCAGTGCCGGTGATGTTGGTGCCGACAAGCGCACTGGGGGTGCCAAGTGCCGGGGCGACAAGCGTCTTGTTGCTCCACGTTGCCGTCAGGCTGTTTAACCATGTCTCAAGCGTCGCTTTGAGATTCGCCCACGTCAGCCGTTTGAGCGCAAACGTGGCCGCGCTGTCAAGCAATGGCAGCTCGTCGGCATCTACCGGCGTGGCTTTGAGTGCGAGAGCGTGAATATCCGCCGCCGCCGTGATGTCGTTGAGCGCAATCGCCGCATTAATTTCCGTCACCAGCGTTGGCAGGGCGCCGACCATGGCAAATGCCTTGGTGTTGAATGTTGACGGCGGATCGGTGACAAGTGGCGCACTTGGTAGTGATGTAATGGTCATGTAAGTTGGCCTTTAGTGGTGTAGGAGGATGTCAAGTGAGTCCTAGCAGATTGAGTGAGCAGTCAGAGAATGCGAAGTACTGGATGGTTGTCTCGAAGTTTTCGTAAACGCCGAAAACGTAGGTGCTTGTGTAAAGACCTGAGCCGATCCACAGGCAAGGCGTTGCGCGCAAGGCGGCCAGGTAGTCATAAACGCTGTCCACCTCTGCGGAGCTGAGGCGTATGCTGAAGCTGGCACGTTTGGCAAAGGCGCGTTGCACTAAAACGGTGTCGCCGAAGGCGTTGGTTTCTTTGCGCGAGTAGTCTTGTATCGACACTCGGGCGCCGTGCTGCACGCTCTGCCCAATGTTTTGCGCCTGCCCGATCAGCAACACACCGAAGGCTTGCGTGGTCTGCCCGGTAATATCTATCGTGATGGTGGCGTCCGGGTAGCTCGGGATGTCATCCAGGAACGCGGCGGATAGCGCGGTTTTTGCGCCGATAAACCAGGCGTACCAACTTGACTCAGGGAGAATATTGGATATGTAGATCGTATCGTCATACACCGCGCCATAGGCATCACTGACCAGGCGCACGCGCATGGAGGTCACGTCGGTGTTGTTGAGTAGCGCTACGTGCGAGATGGTTTGCAGCGGCCGCAGCACATACTGCGCGCTGGTGGCCTTGGCGGTCTGTGTGCTGTTGCTGGTGTCAAAGCACTTCCACCTGTTTGTTGGGCTGACCTCTATCCACCAGTCGGTATCGGTGACGGCGTGATTCAGGTTGCCCGCTTGCACGCTTTCATAAATCTTGTGCGTGGCAACAACGATAGCCCTGTCCGCCAGCGCGTAAGTGGTGACGCCTGACCACGCGGCGTAATCCGCCTCGGGCACATCGGTGCTGATCAGCATGGCGTCCGTGATCACGACCGGCTTGACAACAATCAGCGCACTCATGTCGCAACCCTCGTAGCGAGCGCATCGCCGTCAGGCATGGCGCGCGTGAGTAGCGTGCTGGTCTTGCCGGTGTTGCTGGCAATGGCGCGGTTCTCGGCGCTGTTGTCGGCGCGCAGGCTGACAATCTCGGCACGCAGGGCGCGGATTTCAGCCACTACCGCTTCGTCGCGCGCCTGTGTGTTGGCCGCAGGGTTATAGGCTTTGGGAATGATGGCCTCGCCTTCGTGGATTTGCGCGAGCATGTCGCGCGGAACGTAGTTGGTGCCGACCGCGAAGCGCGGGATGCCGGCCGCATCCATACCGGCCACAAGATTGCCGTAGGTTAGGTTGGGGTTGTAGATGCCGGCTGCGTTGGCGATGTCAACTTGCGTCACGCCGAATTTCTTTGCTATGTCGTAGACGGTCCATAAATTGGCGTTGTCTTGTCCTGGCGACGCGCCCCAATCCAGGCTTTGGATGTAGGTGGCGATTGAGCCAAGCCGGTCCAGCGCGCCCTGCCCCACCAACTCTGACAGATTCAAGCCGCCCGCGCCGTTGGTGTTGCCGATCTGGCTGATGTCAACCGTCCCAAAGGTGCTCAACAGGAGTTGTTGGAATGCGGTCAGTGAGCCGGAGCTGACGACAACATCAATGTTGACTGTCTTGTTATAGACATCAATCGCACTCAGCACCGCCGCCTGGTCGGGGTTCAGATCGCCCCCGCTGACGGTGATGAGTTTATTGATGGCGCCGGACTGGGCCAGCGCAATCGCCATCGCCAGCGGGTCGCCGTCACCCACGGCCGCAACAAAGGTTTTGGTGATGCTTCCGCTGGTCATCAGAGCCAGTTGCTGCTGCGCCGGGTCGATCAAATTGGTGGCCGCCAGCGCAATGGTGCGGCTGATGCTGCCCGATGCCTGCAGCGCAAGGGTTTTTACGTCATCCGCCAAGCTGCTGCCCAGCGCAAAGTTGACGGTCTTGATTAAATCGCTGTTGCTGGCCAGCGCCAACGCTTTAAGGTCATCTGGCAGCGCGGCGCCGGTCACAAACCCGACCGTCTTGGTAAACGTGTCGGTGGTCTTGAGCGCCAGCGTCAGTATCTCCGGCGAGAGCGCGTCGGTGTTGCTGATGAAGCTGACCAGCTTGACGATCTCGCTGCGCGCGGCAACGGTCAGGTCAATCACCAGCTTGCCGTTGAGGTCAACCACCGCGCCAGTGGTGCCGGCAACGGCCTCAAGCAATTTGTCTTCAAAGGCTTTGACGGCTGGCAATGCGCCCAACTCGCCGGCCATGCGGGCGGTGGCGCGGTTGGCCTCGAACGATGTGGCTGCGTTACTAATCTGCGCGTCAAGGTAAGCGCGGCCACTGGCCGGGATGCGCCCGCTGGCCGCTGCGTCGCCACCTTGGGCCGCCAACAGATCGGCGTTGTACTGGGCTGCCAACATGGGCGTGGTGGCGATGCTGGCGCGCAGGGACTTGACGAAATCGGCAATGCTCTGGCCTGCGCTGATCAGCGCATCGCGCAGGGTATCAGCCACCTGCTCGACCGCCTGCAAGGCCGCGCCATCTTGGGCGCGCTGGGCAGCAATAGCACTTTGCAAGTCGCCCTGCGCGCCGCCCATGGCGCTGTCGGCGGCGGCGGCAAAGGCAGCAACCGCATCTGCAGCGCTCTTTGCCGCTTGTGCCGCATCCCCAAAGGCGGGTGACAGTTGGTTCATGGCGCCGTTGAGCGACAGCAAACCAGCGTAGGCGTTGCGGTTGGCTTCAACGCTCATATCCTGCGCGGCGGCAGTTTCGACAAGCGAGCGATACGCGGCACGCGCGCCCTCGTCGAGCGTCGGCATGACCAGGCCAAGGGATGCGAACGCTGCGCTGGTGACTTCCGTCAGGCGCGCGGCGCGTTCTGCCTCGGTGTAAAAATTCTGGTAATAGCCGGCTGTGGTTTGGGCAAATGCCTCCATGCCACCGAAGGCGTCGATCAGCTTGCTGGCGGTGCTTGCGCCAGCAAGGCTAGTGGCGAGCAGGGCGTGACCGAGCGTATCGAATGTGGTGTTGACCGCCGTGATGCTGCCGCCCAGCCGCTGCAAGGTCTGCATGGCGGTCTCGCCATCGCGGGCGAACTCGCTCTTGTCGTAAACGCTGGTGACAATATCCTTGTCCCGCGTGCCCGCGTATACAGATTCTTGCTGGCCGTCGCCGTTGTCAAAGGACTCGAATATTGCCTCCTGCACGGTAGAGACAACATCCCGATAGCTGCCGATCAGGCTCTTGGCCATGTCCTCCGACATGTCCGTAAATAACTTGTCAATGGCGGCCTGATCCTTGGCCGCGTCGCCGGTAAAGGCAAGCTCAATGTCCTTGGAGTAGCCGGCAATAGTCTGCACGGGCAAGCCCAGGCTGGCCGCCAGATTGGCCGCCTCCACCTTGATGCCCAGAAACGCCTTGCCTAATGTTCTCTGTACTTCGGCCTCCATGCCGGTGTTTTCTTTGCTGAACTTGTCGCTGTGCCAAGCCCCGCCCTCGGTCTCGATCAGGTCGTAGTTGCTGCCGCCGAAGCCACCACCCGCGAAGGTACCGCGCATCCCGGTGCCGCGTTTTTCTCGGTCGCCTGCGCCATCAAACAGGGAGATAGCTGCCAGCACGGCCGCCGCGATCCAGCCGTATACAGGGATGGAACTTAAACCGGCTGAAGCTGCGCCTGTGCCTGCGGCTGCTGTAGCCATGCCCGCCTCTGCGGCTGCGGTCGCTGCCAATGTCGCCTCTGTGGTGGTCAGGCCCAGGCTCACACCCAGCGCGGCGTTGGACTCGGCCAGCGCCAACATGCCGACTGTCATTTCGCCGGCTGCGGCGGTGACGCCTGCCCCTACGGCAGTTCCATAAGCGCTATTGGTAGCCAACAGGCCGCTGAGGGCGTCTCCACCCGCCACGGAATAGACGTTGCCGGCGATGGTTCCGCCGACGTTGGCCGCCGACATGGTGCCCGCCAGGTATTGGCTCCCGAGTGCGTAGCCAGTCGCGCCAATGCCGCTCATGCTGTAGGCCGCGCCAACGCCATTGATGCCAGCACTCAGGCCATTGACGCCAGTGCTCAAGCCCATGGCCCCGGTGATGCCTTGTGCTACCGGCTGCATGACACCGCTGATGATGGGCCTTAAAACCATCGTCTTAAACATGTTGACGATGGTGTCGCGCAGATTCTTGATGAAGCCTTTTCCGTTTTCGAAGCCTCGCATCAAGGCGTCGGTGAGGCTGGATTCGATGGAGTCAGCGGTTTTCTTCCACGCGGTTTCGGCTTCCTTGGCGGTCTGGTCAGCGAATTTCTTGGCGCCTCCGATGAGTTTGGCGTCGGCGAGTTCGCGCAGGGCGGCGGCCTCCTTGCGATAGCCTTCAGCAATGTCGGCCGACCACATGATGCCGTCTTGCATATTGGCCTTGCGTTCCAGTTCGGCGGCAAGGGTCATGATGTTGGCGGACTCAAGCACGCCCAACGCTTCCGCCGTCAGGCCGATGGCGTCATTGCTTTCAAGCTGTTTGCGTACCTGCTCTTCAATGCCTGCGGTGCGGCTGTCCTGCGCCTTGACCAGCGCCAGGTGGGCGGTAACGGCTTCGGCGGCGGCCTTGGCCTGTGCTTTTTCGGACTCGGTTTGTTTCTCGGCGGCAATGGCGGCCTTGAATCGCGCACTGACAAGCGCAGTCGTTCCGGGCACCAGTTGTTCTTGTATAACGGTAGCGGAAGCTGCCAGGTAATCGCGCAAACTCCGCTCTGACTCGCTCAGGTCGTCCGCCTTGGCTGTAGCCTTGGAATAGGCGGCGTCGGCCTGCGTCATGGCAGACGCCCACTCCTTCATGGCTGCACGGTCAGACGCGAATGGGTCGCCTTCTTTGCCTTTGGGGCCGGCCTTGGCCTTGGCGATTTCCTCGTATTTTTTCTTGATGCCGTCCAGCGCCTTGACGTGGTTGGCTGCGTCAACTTCGGTCTGTTTGGAGCCGTCGAATTTGGCTTGAGCTTGGGCGATTTCGCGCTCCATCAGCACCCGTTTGCCTGCGAACTTGTCCGCAATGACCGCCAGTGCAATGCTGGCTTCTTCGCGCTTGATGCGGTCGGCGTCGTAGGCGGCCATTTCATTCTTGGACGCGGCCATGCGCCGCAGTGTTTCAAGTTCTTTGTCTAGCGCCTTGCCACCGTCCCACAGGTTCGAGCGGGTGTGTTTGTCGGCAAGTTTTTCCTTGATGGCCGTGATCTGGTCGCCCAGGGTTGAATCCCGCCCGACATTGGCCATGGTGTCCCAGGCATTTTTCGCAGCGCCCGTAATGCCGCGCCAGGCCTTCTCCACCAGTCCCAGGTTTTCAACCAATGCAGGCAGGCGCCCTTCCATGACACTGGCATAGGCTTTCTGCGCCACAGCACCGGCCTCAAGCGTCTTACCTTGATCGGTCAGCGCCTTGATTTGCTGGTAGACCTCGAATGTCAGATACTTGGTCGATTCGGTGAGTTTGAGTGACGCGCCTACCGGGTCTTTGCCCAGTTCGGCAAACTGCTTGACGGTTTCAGCCACGGCGGCGCCGGTCGTCTTTTCCATCTGCACGGCGACGGCGGCGATTTTCTCGAACTGGGATGACGCAATTCCCGTGCTGCCGGCCAAGGTGGCGAGCGCTGCGGCGGCTGCGCCCACGGTGCCGCCCGTGGCTTGCGCGACGGCCTGCGCCATGGTGCCCAGTTGATTCGCGGTGACGCCCGCTGCGTTGCCGGTGGTGATCAGCGCCTTGTTGTAGGCTTCGCCTTCTGCCGCGCCCTTGAGGTAGGACAGGCCCAGCACCGCCACGGCGCCGGCCACGAGCGTGAACGGGTTGATCAGGCCCATGACGTAGCCGCCCAGCGCACGGCCCGCGTTGCCGATGCCACCAAACATATCTTTCAATTGGCCGCCCTGTTGCAGCAGCACGGTCAATGGGGCCTGCCCGCCTTGCAAGCTCACGATGATGTCGGTGAACTGCGCGGGTACGTTGCGCATGGACGCGCTCAATCCTTTGACGGAGGTGCCAGCATCGGCTGCGCGCTTGGACAGTTCGGCGATGTGCGGGTTGGCGGCCTGAAATGCGGCTTTGCTGGCGTCTTCGATCTTCTTGTAGCCAGCGAGTTCGTTGGCGATGAATGCCGGGTCGAAGCCGCTCCTTGCCCCCTTGTCGGCCAGAAACGCGGTGCTTTTGCCGCGCCCGGTGTGGGTGAAATTCAGCTCAGAATTCATCACCTCTTGCCGGTAAGCTGCCTGCGCAGCCTGTTGCGCCTTGAGCTGGGCGATGTTCTGATCGGCCAGCGATTTGTTGTAGGCCGCGTGCTGGCGCTTCAGGTCGGCATAGTGGTTCTCTTCTGCAATGGCCTTTTGAACCAGCGCGGATTGCTCGGCGGCTGATTTGGCCGCAGCCACGGCCATGTTGTGCTGTACGCCCTGCGCCTCTTTCAACGTCTTGATGTAGGCAGCAATGTAGTTTTCAGGGACGCCTTGACCGGCCAACTTGATGTAAGCCGCTTCCGCGCTTTTGCCGATGTTCGAGAACCCGGTAAACGCCTGTGACTCGGCCGTTTTAAGCTGCCTGGTTAATTCGCTGGTTTCCTTGATGGCGGCTTTGGTAGCCTTCTCGATTCCGCTACCCAGCTTTAAGTCGCCCTTGCCGATCTTTCCAAGTTCGGCATTTGTGTCGTCGGTAATTTTCTTGACGGCACCACCCAACTCGTGCAGCGATCTTTTGATGGATGTGATGCCTGTACTGACACCTGTTCCGTCAACGCCAATCTTGATCGTCGTATCGAGGTCTTGTTCTGACATGGGTTCAGTCTTTTTTGTTGATTTCGGTCAGGGCTTCGGATTCAATGACGCGGATGTCGTCGAACAGCCAGTCATATTCCTGCTCGGACAGCTTCATGCGGTCCATGCGGGCAAAAAGCACGTTGTAGTCAAGGCCGGTCGGGCCATTCATGCCTGTGCGGAACTGGGTTGACAGCGACGAAAACAGGTTGATGGCCGCCATGTTCTCCGGCCATACCTCGAAGTCTTGCGCGGGGCCGATCAGTGCCGCGATGCCAGCCAGCGAGGGGTTGGACTCGCCGCCCCCGCCTTGCCTGAAATACATCGCGGTGGCGGCCCCGGTCAGTTTCCCAATTTTCCTTCGGTGCACGCCTTGGAAAAACGATCAGTCAGCGCTGCTGCTGCGGCTGGAACTTGGTCGTGCAACTGGCGCAAAGTTTCAGCGGTCGGCTTTTCAGCGAAGTCCCAATCGCCGATGATTTTTGTCAAGTGGGAAACCGTCTTTTCGCCACCTTTGGCAAACAGCTTTTCAAAGTCCACCTTGTCGCCGTCGGCTGGCTTTTCTTCGCCTGATTCGGCAAACAATTCATTCAGGAACGCGGCAAACTGGCTGCGAGTCATGTATTTGTAGGTGACAAGAATCTTGTCTTCTTCGCCGCTTGGAAGCGTGAACTCGACGTTGAAGGGCTTGAACGTTGCGGGAGTTTTTCCGAGGACTAATTTAGCCATGATGGTCTTTCGTAGGGTGAGAAATGCCCATACCCACACCAGCCGCCCTACGAAGGCGAACTGATGCGGGCGGTGCGGGGATGGCTTGCGCCAGAAACAGAAAAGCCCTCGCTAGGAGGGCTTGGAGGGTTGATGTTTAAGCGCCGTAGCTGATGGCGCGGCCGTCGAAGCCGATGGATGCAGAGAGTTGCAGCGGGGTTTCCTTGCCGCCGATTTCGGGGAACTCGCTGCACGCGATGTTGCCGTAGCCGTAGACGCGGCCGCCGCCTGGCAGAACCAGCTTGAACGCGCATTTCGAGAATGAGCGTGTCAGGCCCTGCATTGCCACAATGGTTGCGTTGGTCGGGTCATAACCGATCTTCATGTCCACACCGATTGCGTCAAAGCCCACGGGCTGCTTGGATGCCTGGCGCGAGCCGATGGGGTCGATGGTGCCGTACTTGATTCCGCCGCCGTTTGTGCTGATGCTTAGCAATTGAGGGACCTCAACCCAGCTCGAAACCTCCTGGGTAGTGCCCACGCCGGTTCCGGCTGCATACACGCTGGTATCGGTGGAATTCAGGCCGGTCAGGTCGAACGTATCCACGGTGAGCTGATTG